ACATGGATCGTCATAAGCTTTTTGAAGAAGGGACGGAACTGAATTGTAACATATATGCGTATGTGGATGACGAGGAGGAAAAACAATGAAAATCAAACAAATTTTATACCAGCATCGTCGGGATTTTTCCGCAATCTTTCGGTGTGAGGCCTGCGGGCATGAATGTGAGCAGAGAGGCTATGACGATGCCTATTTTCATGAAAACGTGATTCCAAATTCCGCGTGTCCAAAGTGCGGAAAAACAGAATGGGAGATAGACAAGAACTATCGACCGCTCACAACAAAGTACCCAGAAGGAATGCAGGTGTAGTTATGATGACAGAACATATGGAAGATAAGAAACCGTTTGCAGTAACGGATGAGGCAAGCGCGGAGTGGTGTCTTGAAAAGCTTGAGGAAAACCAGAAGGCGCGGGCACTCATCGAGGAGCAGTACAAGCAGATGACCGCACGCTATGAGAAGTGGCGGGCAGACGCGCTTGCGGAACTCGAGAGTAACGACCTCTATCTCAAGGGGCTGCTTGAGTCGTGGGCGACTGAGAAGCTGGCAGACGGCAAGAAGAAGTCCGTGAAGCTGCCCTCGGGGCGCGTCGGATTCCGCGCGGGCGGTGAGATATGGAAGATGGGGGACGAGAAGATCGAAGCGACAACCCCTGCCCTTCTTGCCTTTGTCAAAGAGAATGACGATTCGTTCGTGAAGGTACAGGAATCCGTGCGCTGGGGCGACTATAAGAAAACCCTGAACGCGATGAAGGATGGGCGCGTCGCCACGTCGGACGGTCAGATCATCGAGGGGATGACCGTCACGCAGGACGCACCGAGTTTCTATGTGGAGGTGGCGAAATGAGCAGAGCAATTCTGGTGTATGGGGAAAGCGGGAGTGGCAAGACAACATCACTCCGCACGCTCGACCCCGAGCGCACATTTATCGTTGATGCTGATCGTAAGGGACTCTCGTGGAAGGGCTGGAAGAAGCAGTACAACGGCGCAAAGAAGAACTACACGCAGACCTCAAGCGTTCCGACCATCGAAGCTATCTATCAGAAGATGCAGGGAGAATGGGCGGATAAGTTCGATACGCTCGTTATTGATGGGCTTACCACAATCATGGTGGATGATGAGATGCGCAGAGCGAAGGAACGCGGATTCGATAAGTTCGTCGACCTCGCGCAATGCGTGTGGAACATCGTTTCGGATGCACACCTCTTACGCGAGAATTTGACCGTCGTCTTCATCGCGCACGCACTCACGGAACATGACGAGAGTGGCTACCAGTGGACACACGTCAAGACAGGCGGGCGCAAGCTCGACAAGATTGTGCTTGAATCCAAATTCACGACGGTGCTCTGGGCAAAGGCTTTGGATGGGCGTCACGTCTTTGTGACACAGGCAGACCACTCCACAGCGAAAAGCCCGATGGATTGTTTCGAAAAGGAGATCCCAAACGATATGGCTGCGGTAATTGCAGCACTCAAGAAATATGAGGAGGACGATGACAATGATGCAGAAGCCAAGTAACTGGGACACGACCCCTGCAATCACGGGAGAATACACACCTTTGCCGCCGGGCGGCTATGAGTGCTGCATCGTCAAAGTGCAGTCCAGTAAAGCAAAGAGCGGTAAACCGATGCTGACGATTTCCTTTGACATCGAGAGCGGGAAGTATGCGGGCTACTATCGCAAACAGTATGAGGGAAGGAAGGCAGGTAATAACGAAGCGAAATGGGGTGGCATGTATTACCAGCTGACCGACGGAGGAGAAATACAGCTGGGACGCTTTAAGGGAATGCTTCAAAACATCGAGAAGTCCAATCCCGGCTATGTGTGGAACTGGGATGAGCAGAGCCTTGTCGGAAAACTGTTCGGCGGCAAGTTCCGTGAGGAGGAATACATCGGCACCGATGGGAAAGTACACACTTCCACAAAGTGTATTGCCATCCTGCCGATGGAAGGGATTGAAGCGATCCCTATCCCTGAAAAAAAGTGTATTGAATCGGCAATGCACAGCGGATATGTACCGGATGATGATATTCCGTTCTGATGGTTCTCGTTGGTACAGTTGTGGAGGAGCGGGATGATGGGCTTATGGTCTATGTCCCGTTTCCCCATGACAAAAAAAGACCGGAGGGATATGGCTTATCCGTCGGGGTAGAACTTGTCGATGGGCGCAGCATCTCGGCAGAGCAACGAAAGAAAGCCTACGTCCTCATCTCCTACATTGCCGCATGGTGGGGCTATACACCGCTCGAAGCGATGAAGGAAATATTAAAGTTGATGTTTGTGGGTGAGACTGAGACCCTACGAAGGACATTCTCACTCTCGGACTGTGACATGACAACGGCACGGCTCTTTATCACCTACCTTATGGATTTCTGCCTCCTTCACGGTGTGGACGTGGGAGAGCCGTTGTATCAGCTAGCAGAGGACATCCCGCGCTATGTGTGGGCGTGTCTCATGAATAAGCGGTGTGTGGTCTGTGGCAGGAAAGCGGAACTGCATCATGTCGATGCGGTTGGCACGGGGCGTAATCGTAAGGAGATATGTCATATTGGAATGAGGGCTCTGCCACTGTGCAGAGAACACCATACAGAGATTCATGTGGTCGGGCGCGAGGATTTTCTCAAGAGGTATTTCCTTGAGCCCGTGAAGATTGACGAGCGGATCGCGGATGTGTACCGTCTGCGGAAGAAAAATAGGAGGTGAGATATTTGTTTGTGGTCAATGATTTGGAGCGATTGCAGAAATACGGATTTGAGAAGACGGGAGAGCAAAATGCTAACGGCATGTGTGATGTTGACTATGGGGAAGATGTGTATAGCGAGGCGATATGGGCATTTGACGAAGTCGTGCAGATGTTGCGTGATGGCGTGATTGAGTGGGTAGAAAGCACCCCTTCATAGAGAGGAGCGGTGTGACAGCATGGATTATATTCGACAGCTCAACACATTTCTAAACATGAGCGCGGGGAACCTCCCCGGCACCCCTTTCAATGTTTACATGAGACTATTTCAGATTGCCAACATGAGAGGCTGGCCGGAGCGCTTTCCCGCATCAGACGCAGAAATCTGTCTGATGACTGGAATACGGAATAAAAAGACCATTGCGGAAGCACGACGTATTCTCGAACAGGCGGGGTACATCAAAACCATTCGGGGCGGGAAGCATCAAGCGACACAATACCAACTTGTCGAGCTTGGAATTGCACCAGTAATTGGTAACCAAAATACCCCAATTACTACCCCAATTACTACCCCAATTACTACCCCAATAGATGGTGCAATTGCTACCCCAATAACTGGACACTATATAAAACATAAACGTAAAACGGAAACTAAAACAGAAAAAGAAAAGGCATACGCCTTTTCCTTGGATTCCTACACCCAAAACGCGGAGCTCATCGAAGCCCTCCGTGGGTTCGTCGAGATGCGCAAGAAGGTCAAAGCACCTCTCACAGAGCACGCCCTATCTCTGCTACTTAGGAAACTGGACGGATTAGGGGGTAGTGACGCGGAGAAAGTGGAGATCGTCAATCAGTCGGTCATGAATAGCTGGAAGGGATTTTTCGCCCTAAAACAGGAGGTGAAACAGAATGGAGCAGGCAGGGATAATAGCCGCGCGGCTCTTGAAGCGCGGTATCAAGATTTCGTTGAAGCCGACAAGAAACATGTCTATCCGTGGGACATACGAGCTAAGCCCGAAGGAGACAGCGCGACATCTGGATGAAATCGCGGAGATTGAACGACAGCAAGAGCTTTGTCATGGCTGTACGGGGCTTTCGATGTGCCGGCAGGTATCTTGCGGCGTGGTTCCTGTCGTTCAAGTGGCTGATGGACGGTTTTATCAGTCTGTGATGTTTTGTGCGCACGAAAGACAGTACCGAGAGCAACTGAGGATAACGCGGCTCTTTTACTCGGCACGGATTCCGCGTGCCTATGCAGCAGATACCTTTGCGGATTACGCCATCAAAGACGGCAACTGTGCAGCAGTACGTGCAGCACACTGGGTGCTTGATGGGGGCGGAAGAAGTCTGTTTCTTTACGGTGTTCGCGGCACGGGCAAAACAAAGCTGGCGGCGATTATCGCCAATGAACGGGTGAGAGCAGGAAAGCCCGTGCTCTTTGCCTCTGTGCCTGACCTTATGGCAGACATTCGAGGCTCGTTCAAGGACGGCAGCACGTCGGAGGCTGTTCAGGCGGTGAAGGAGACACCGTTTCTTGTCCTCGATGATCTTGGCGCGGAAAAAATGACCGAGTGGGTCGGCGAGCAGCTCTTTTGCATCGTGAATCATAGGTACAACGAGCTGTTGCAGACAGTCGTAACGAGCAACTATAACCCGACGGAGATCATTGCCCACATGGCAACGGTAGACGGGAATGGCAACGTCATTGACGATATGCAGGGACAACGCATCATGAGCAGGATCTATGGCATGTGTGAGCGTGTAGAAATTAAGGGTGTCGATTGGCGCATGAAAGGAGCGTGCTGAGATGGCACAGAAAGACGGAACGATGACAGAGACAGAGGGTACTTTTGAGGAGATGCGGTCATGGACATGAAATCCTTTGTCAAAGAAAGGGATATGGCACTCATATCTCTTGTGATGGGCGGACGAAAGAAAAGACTGAAAAAATATGCACGGAAATATGGGGTAGACTATTTTCCCGAAGACGAAAATGTACTTATGGCAGGTGCATGTAAAGCATTGCTTGGCAGTACGTCTCCATACATCAAGCAATCCCATAGGGATAAAGCTGTATCGTGGCTGCTTGAGCATGGGATGAAGCCGTGGATAGCGTAAGGAGGCGGTATCATGGACGAATACACGCCCTGCAAGAAGCCCGACCCGACGGCAAAGGAGGCGGTCGGGAATGTGATGCGTCTCCTGCGACGGCGGGGCAGGAAGCCGAACAAGTA